AAAACAAAAAACAATAGAATCACCATTTGACCTCCAATCAAAAATAATTGCAGTAAGCTCTTCAATGCTTACAATCTTTCTATTAATGTCTCTGGCTAAATTAGGACTATTTTCAATTTTTACTAGATTCATTATGCACACGCTATTACACGGAGATCTTTAATTCTTGGAATCTCTGAAGTGTTTGTAGATTTTAATACAAGTTTTAATGTTACAGCGTCAAATGAATCTAAACCACTTGCACTGTAAGTCGCATCAACAAATCGATTTGTTCCATTTGCAAAATTAGCAATAATGCCATCTGCAGTCATTCTTGTATATGGTACTGCGTCATAAGAAGCAGTTGAACCGACTACAGCTGTTTTATAGTAAACTTCAACAGAAGCGTCTGGTGGTAAATTTACAGCAAAACGAACCTTTAAGAAGTTAGATGGATTTGCTAAATTAACCTTTTTAGTTACATATTTACTATATGTTGAAGATTCAAATGGCGTTATTTCATCAACAAATCTTTCACGCTGTGTTAAAGTAATGTTTCCAGTACATGCAGCTGGTGCAGTAGAAAAAGTGATTGAAGAACCATCAGAAGCAACTGCTGTAATTAAACGAGTACTTGAACCAGAACTTGCACCCGAAATTGTCATATATTTACCTACAGTAGCTGTTTTAAATAACGCTTGTGTAGTAGAATCTGAAGTTGTGACTGTTGAACCAACTATTGAAACGACAGAAGAACCAGAAACTAAAGCATTATCATCTAACCCTGACACATTCATATTAGTTTCTGAAGGATTATTAGCCTTATTATTAATAACAATTGCACTTGTTCTATGAGTATCAAGAATTGGAGATAGTGCATTATTGCTAGAACTAAACTGAACATTCATTGTCATTGATTTATTACCACTCAATGACAAAGTTTCATTAATTTCAGAAGCAATCATTCTTGGAGCACTAAAGTAATTATTTTCATTTGCAAGAATACCAGTAAATGATGCTTCTTGAACATATGCAGTTTGTGTTGTAGAATCTACAGATTTACCTGTAGTTGTTTTAATTCCAAATTCAACTGGTGTATCAGAGAATGTTTGAATCTGAACTGCTGGTTGAATTGCATCAAATTGTAGATTTCTAGTGGCTTTAATTGAAGAGCCACCACCATAACCTGATGCGTTTGCTGCAGTTGCAACTGTAACAACATAGGAATCTAGATCTACATCACTAATTACATGAGTAGTATTTAATTGTGCAGCTGGGACATTATTAACTGCTGCAGCAACACCACTAATTGTTACACGAGAACCTGATGGCATTCCATGATCACGATGCCATACACGAACTTTAGTTTGTCCGTTACGAGTTTCAAATGGATCAGTACCAAGAGTTTGTAATGGAATTACATCATTAACATACTCAACATTAGCGACAACACTAGTATCAAATTGTGCACGATAAATTACAAATTTTAAATCTTGTGTTTGGTCAGCTGTCCAAGTAGATGCGTTTTGTGATTTAAATAATGAACCAAGATATGGTTGTTCAGAAATTGTTCGAGCAGTTCCTGGCATTAATTCACCAACTTGAGAGATCCAAACTTTATAAGCATTTGAGTCTGAAGCAAGAACAATTGCATACTCAGTATTTTCTTGTACATAAACAGGAGATGGGAATGTGAATGTAGTAGCAGTATCCCATTTATTAACAGCAACACCATCAAGATTAACTGTGCTTGCAGAAAGATTTACTTGTTCTGGTTTTAATGTTACACGAGAAAATGGTAGAACACGCTTTCCTGGATATCCATTTACAACCTCACGAATCTCAAGCATCACTGGAATTTTATCATCTTTAGTTGCAAAGAAAACATCTACTTTGGATAAGAAACATCCACCTCTTTGTTCAATTAAGAATGTCTGTGCGAGAGGATCCCACCAACCTGTGTCTGATACAATACGGTCTGCTGTTTGAGTAATAACCCTGTTTTCAGTTAGTCGTTCTTCAACTAATTCTGCATTACGAACTGCATGAACAGTTTGTTGACGAGTTTCTAAAATACCTTCTGAACGATAGTTTGCACGAGCACGAGAAGTAAAATCTCCTTCAGCTGTTGATACATCAACTAATTTTAGTTCACGAGTTCCACAACGGAATCTTAATGCATCAGTATTTGGGATATTAAACAGTAATTGAAGATCACCATTAAAATTAGTTACAAGATTACCACCAGCAGAACCTGTTGTTACAGAAACAACAGTACCAGTTGCAGAAGAAACAGAACCTGTAATAGTTTCAGTAGCAGAAAATGTTCCAATAATATTAACAACATATAGAGCATATGTGCTTGTATCTGGATTAAATTCTTTACCAACTACAACTGCAGTAGCACCAGAAGTGCCACCAGTAATCACATCACCACGATTTAAACAAACTTGTGAGTCGCCATTAATACGACGAGCAGAACCTGATGCTAGACCACCAACATTAGTATCAATATTAAAAGCACCAGTTCCTGGAGTATAAACAATTTTAGATGCTGGTGTGCAATATGAAGCAATACTAATATTATCAAAGAATGGATAGAAACGAGTATTTGGTTTTAATTTTTGTATTTGAACTAGGATATTTCTAGAACGAATATATGGAATTGCAGCTGTTGAAAGAACACGATCTCCAACAACTTGTCTATCAACTCTACTCACTAATGTAGTTTTAACACCAGTTCTTGATTGTCCAATTTGGGTAGCAGTTGATTCAAATGTGATTTGACGAGCATTACCCCAATCAGTAATACCAAATCGTTGCTGGACTTCTGCTTGTGATAAACGAACATCACCTTGTCCAGATGCCCAATTAGAGCCAAATGTAAATACTACTCTTCCACTATTTACTGGAGTACCTGTCCAGTTATTTTGCCATGCATTCCAAATAGTTCCAAGAACACCTCTGGCTTCAGCTGCGTTTTTAACAGTATTATAATTACCCTCAACATCAATTACAAGATCTGGACGACGATCTACTTCAAACCAATCATCAGATGATGGATTAATTTTAACATCACCTAAGAAAGTAAATACTGCAAATGGATTGATGTTTTCTAAACGAGATGCATATGGTTGAGTGATTAATGGTACATGACTAGTTACAGGAAGTGTAATTACATCACCATATAATTTGTAATTAGCAGAAGCACGACCAGCATCACTGGATAGTTTTTCTAACAGGTTAATATTCTGCATTGAAAAGAATGGACGAAGTTCTGCTTGCTCCATATCAATAGCGCAAAGATAATCTGGGTTTAAAGTATCACCAGTATTATGTCCTGTAAATCCATCTACGATAAAACCATTTTTAAATCTTGTTTCACCAGCGGAATCAATAACATCTAATGATTCAGTTTGTTGTTCTAGTAATGACAACGATGTATAGTATTCAAGATTATCAATGCGTTTTTCTAGTTTACCAATGTCACGCATTGTGTAGCGTTTATTATCAACTCTATCAATTTGAACATTATTACTATTAGTGCCAAAAGTATATGGCTCTAATGTTAAATTGTAAAGAACCAAACCAAGTGCTGGGTCTAATGGTTGTCCTGGATTTAAAGATGGAACTCCATCAATTGCGAAGAAATTACCACCAAAATCTACAGCAATTTTTGCTTTTCTTGCTAGGTAATATGTGAAGTCAGTTACAACATCAATACCACGCTTTGGAACAAGAGATGTAGACGCACCAGTTCCACTAAATGTAGTGCCAGCATCATCAATTCTTGGACGGAAATCAATACAATCTCTTAATGCAAGACCATTAAAATATGGAATTGCTTTATAATCCACATTGGCTGGATATGAGTTTACTGTAAAATAATCGCCTGTTGAGTGTGTAAAGTAATCATATGTTACTTCAATTGGTGCTTCTGGTGGAGCATATGAACTCTTAAGAATAAGTCTTGCTTGATCGTAGTGTGTTGTGCGTTGACCAGAATCAAACTCATAACGATCTGAAATGTCAATAGAATAAGTTGCACCTGGAGACGCAAATGTTCCAGATTTCATTTTAACACTGATTAAACGATAACCATCTGCCACACCAAGAAATAGTGTAGAATTTTGAGCAGTTGCTTTTGTTGTAAATGTAGCAGTTGCTGAAGAAACAAGTGTTTTTGTTTTTTCTGTAAGAACAGCACCACTTTTATTAACAGCTGCAACAACTTTCATATTTCTACCTGAATATGTAGAACCTAAAGCAATTGTTACACTAGAACCAGATGGAGTGATTGATGATGGTGCTATGATCGCTCCACCTGCTGTTGCATCATTATCTACAACGATGTAATTATCTGACTCTGCTGCAGAAGCAAAAGATCCAGAAGCTGTCGATAATGTTAATGTTGGTGAACCAGATACTGTAGCTGTTCCAGTGAATGTTTCATAAACAGTATAGATTGTGTCATTCGCCAGTAAAGCAGAACGAACATCTTTAATTGCATAGTATGGTAATGGGAATAACAGACTAGTATACTCTGGTTCATAAACAGTAGTTGTTACACGATCAATGGTTGAACCAGTGATCGTAATAGAACTATCAACTGTTAATGATACTTGAGATGCAATTGCAGTAATACGACGGAGTGTTCCATTAAATGATATTACATCACCAACAACAAAATCTGTTTGGAATGATGTTCCAGAACCAGTAATTGTTGTTGAAGAGGATGCAGTTGCTGCACCTCTAAGTCTAGTTAATACTGGATTAATATCAGCAGAAAAAGAAAGATTTGCGTCACTTGATACATTAAAGAAAACAGATTTTACTTTACGATTAAAATCGTAAGTTCCGTTCATTTTAATATCAAATAAACCTAATTTGTAAATAGCAGCTTGTGTGCCAATAGTTCCATTATGCCATTCCATAAAACGAACACGAGCAGTACCAACTGCAGTAGCACCTGCAGGCGCAGTGCCAACAGATGATGTAATTCTATCATATAATGTAACTGTACCAAAATCACCAAGAGGTGGTAGGTTATTTACATTTGTCACTAGAATATAATTTCCAACTTGTGAAGGAATATATTGATTTTCTAGTTGTACTGAGTCACGAGATTTTTGAACAGCTACATATTCTGTAGCAACTTTTTCAATTTCATAACCTTGCACATACGCTTTTCCTGGTTCTAAACCAACAGCAAGTTTTGCTTCATTTGTTTGATTTGTAGCAAGATTATCTGAATTTCCTGGAGAGTAAATACCACGATTGTAATAAGGAGTTGTTGTGTATTCCCACTGAACACCAGTATTACCTGGACCATCATAAACTGCACCAGCAGTATGAGTAGGTGGAGTAGTAGATGAAGCAGTTGCACTATTTCGAGCAACATATGTATAACCTGAGTTTGTTACTACATCGCCTGTTAGATAAACACGACCTGATGTCCACGCACCACGATTATTGTTGCGATATTCACGAACATCAATTTCAAAGTTTTTAACAGTGTAATCACCAGACTCGTCATATGTGCGACGAGCAAAAGTATCTTCTAATACAGAGTATTCTGTTCTACGAACTTCTTTTTTAACTTGACCATCACCAGTACGAACCAATTCAATAAAATCAGAGTCTGCTTCAGACACTGTAGTTAATTTTGTTAATGTTGCAACAATAGAATAACGATGAGCACCTGGAGCAGCATAGTTAAACGAGTTTTGTGCATTATCAAATAATGTTTCATCTTCTTCTGCAGTAACAATTTTTTCTTCAGAGAAAAGACCAATACGATATGATGGGGTATTAGTATATTTGTCAAGAATAATAGTTTGTGGTTCAACTAAAACAAAATGTCCACGAAGATAATAAACACCTTGTTCAATAGTTGCAATAGAACCAGTTCCTACTGGACTGCTTGCAAGAACCTGAACACTATAAGTCCCATCAGTATCAGTTAAAACATTACCTGCTGCAAATATTTTTTCTGTACCACTAGTACCTGAGTTAGTATAACGAACAAAAAGAGTTGCTGGATCTGCACCATCTGATTTTGCGTAATGAATCACTTCTGCAGTAAGACCAGTTGTATTTTCTATCGTTAATCCTACAAGGTCTTCAACGATAGTATCAGTTAGAATAGAGGAATAAGAAGATTCAAGTTTTACATATGCAATGCTAGTATCAATAGAAACTTGCCCTGGAATAACCATCGCACCTTCTTTAAAGATGTGATCTCCATGACGCTTAATTTGATTCTGCAGAATAGTCTGCATCTGTGTAAGTTCACGAGCCTGAACTGCATATCCTGGGCGATAGAGAATACGATAGAATTTATTCGCTTCGTCAAA